ATATGGGAAGGTAGGGACCACAGGGGTTAACAATGATCTGTCAGGGCAGCACCTATTCCAGGCGGGGGGTAAGTACGTCTTATTTTGCGGAGGGGAAGCTGACAAGGCAGCGGCATACCAGATGTTCTTAGATCACCAAAGGTCAAGAAACCAAGGGGACTTCTCCCCTATGCCAGTAGTAAGCCCTACTTCAGGGGAAGGGAGTGCAGCCAAGCAAGCAGCATTACAATATGAATGGTTTGACACATTCGATATTATCGTGGTTGGTATGGATAATGACGAAGCTGGGAGGAAAGCTTCCAAGGAAATTGCCGCAGTACTTCCCAAAGAGAAGGTGAGAATCGCTACATGGTCAGGCAAAGACCCCAATCAGATGTTGTTGGATGGGAAAGCCAAGCAATTCATACGGGATTTCTACAACGCCAAAGAGTATGAGAAGACGGGGATCAAGACAGCATCAGAGGCTTTAGAAGGGATTGATGAGTTCCTTACTACACCTAAGATAACGTTCCCGCCTTATATGCACAGGTTACAAAAGGCTACGAGAGGGGGTATCCGATCTACAGGGGCGATTGTTAATGTTGTAGGGGATACTTCTATTGGTAAGAGCTACTTTGCTGATAATCTGTTGTATCATTGGCTATTCCACAGCCCTAAGATACCAACCGTGATCAGCTTGGAGCGTACTGCTGAGGAGTTAGCAATTGATATGTTATCCCTCCATCTAAAGAAGAACCTTATGTGGTTTTCTGATGGGCACGATGCCGTGGAATATTTGCACAAGGAAGATGTCAAAGCACTATACTCTGATCTGTTCACTAATGAGTATGGGGAACAGAGGTTCTACATTGTAGATGAGAGAGATGGTAACATAGATAGTATGAAGAGACAGATGGAGAAATCAGCTAAGAAGAATGGTGCCGATCTCTTTATCATTGACCCGTTGACTGACTTCTTAAGGTCATTAGGGAATGATGGACAGGAAGAATTTATGATGTGGGAGAAGTTTCAGAAGAAACAAGGGCAAGTGTTCCTTAATGTTCTTCACACTCGTAAGCCAATGACGGATAAGGATGGTAAACTAAGGAAGGTATCTGAGTTTGACGTACTTGGGAGTAGCTCTTTTATTCAGTCTGCTGATATGAATATCATCTTGAACCGTAATAAGATGTCTGAGGACCCTGTTGTGAGGAATACCACAGAGATGGATCTCCCTAAGTGTCGTGGTGGTACTACAGGGTATATAGGGGGGTTGTACTACGATGTTGAATCTAAACAGCAATATGACCTAGAAGACTTCTTCAGCGGTAAATCGGATCATCAAGAGTATGATGAAAGTTACTTCCAGGGGGAAGAACAGCAGGAGATGGATATTAACGATATATTATAACCTAAGAGAGGTGGAGATTGGAATACAAGAACCGTAGACTGGCAAGCGACATTGAAGCAATCGGCTTTTATGATGTTATTCATTCCTCCAAGGATATACATTGCTTATGCTCAGTGGACGTGGACACTGACGAAGTATTGTTATTCCATGACCATCCAGAGTTTGATAATGTTGAAGTGGTAGATCCACATGATGACAAGGTATATGTCATACCTGAGAGAGTAGGGACGCTCCAAGATGGTATTGAGTTTTGGAGTAAAGCGGCTAATAATGGAAGTAAATTAATTATAAACAACTGTCACACCTACGATAGGCCGGTAATTGATAAAGTCTGGCCAGATAATGGAATACCTTTTGAATCGTACCACGATACGTTTATACAATCCAAACTACAATGGTTTGAGAGACCTTGCCCTAAAGGTGCTAAGAGTGCCCACGGTTTGAAAGCATGGGGTATAAAATGTGGGGTTAACAAACCTGAAGTAACAGATTGGTCCACAATGGATGCATTCAAACTTCACAGGGTTCTCGAAGATTGTACGATCCAGGCCAAGATGTATTTAATGTTGGAAAAGGAGAGAAGCGATCTAAAGGAGAAGTACAACATAGACTTCACTACAGCGTTGCAGATTGAAGCGTTGTATGCTGCTGAGTGTTTCCAACAGGAGATATTCGGACCTACCATTGATGTACCTCACGTAAAACGTTGTATAAAGGACTTGGACTATAAGATTGAAACATTAAGGGCTGAGATTGAGCCGTTACTCCCGCCTACAATAAAGGGGAAGGGGGGTAAGATAAGCAAGTCAGAGATGGCGGAGTTATTTGGGTATAACCCCGCTAAAGTTAAGGACAACATTATACAGCGTAAGAAGAATGGAAGCATTGAGGATGTAGTAGAGAAGCCTTACTTCAAACCCACTATGAACTACACAAGGGTAGATAAGGTAAATAAGTACTCAGGCCACCATCTATCCAAGGGCTTTAGCCCAACATTCAGTAAGAAGAAAGAACTTACGGATTGGATAAAAGAGGAACACCCCGACACTAAGAATAAGGAATGGGATATTCAGAAGGTTGAGGAAGAAACCTTACTACTGAATAAAAACACCAGTGAGTACTTTGACGTACCTGAGACTGCAACAGATGTTATATGTGGCCCTTTTACAAGGGTAGAGATAAACCCATCTACTATGACACAATCTGATGTGGTTAAGGGGTATCTGATACGGCTAGGTTGGAAAGATGCAGAGGAGTGGAACCTAAAGACCGATATTAACGATGACCTTATTAAGGTATCTAAGGACACTGTAGTTAGGTGGCCTTCCAACGCACCTGAGTACGCTCAGATGGTCAAAAGGATTAAGAAGGGGGGTTACATGGTAAGCAGCCCTAAGTTGTCTGAGGAGGATTATAAACAGCTTCCTGACGGTGTTGGCAAGAAGATAGCGGAGTACAACACTTACCAACACAGACGTAGGTTCTTAGAGAACCCTAAAGACCCCGATAACAAAGGAATACTAAGTTACGTGAACAAGGAAGGGCGAATACCCGCAGGTGTTAACAACTTCGCCACTAGATCAGGGAGGGGTGCTCAAAGGGTATGGGTTAACGCGCCTGGGGCAAAATCCCTATATGGTAAGGAGGTCAGAGAGTGTGTAATAGCTCCCCCAGGGAAGGTGCTAGTAGGGTCTGATATGAAGTCCGCCCAGCTCTCTATTGCCGCATATTATGCTAATAACGTTGAGTACTATGACTCTGTCGCATCAGGGGAGGAGCTAGATTCAGAAGGCAAATATGTAGGGCAGTCTGCTCACTGTGTTAATGCTAGAATGTTTGGTATGATTTCTGAGGGACAATGGAAAAGTGCAGTTGACACCCAAGACCCAGATTTAATACACAAACTATCCCTAATAAGGGCCGAGAGTAAAGGCGGATCATTCGCTGTGATATTCGGGGCTAGTGGGAAGAAGGTGGCCACAACTATAGGAATACCTGAGTCGGATGGAAACAAAAGGCGTGAACAGTTCTTAAGGCAGATGGGTTTGGATGATGTAATAGCTAATCTATCTGTGTTTGAGAAGAAGTATCCTTACAGGAATGGGTTTTTCTTACCATTGGCCTTCGGTTACTGGCTGTGGAACAACAGTAGCCATAAGAGTGTTAACACCATTGTACAGGGTTTTGAAGCATTGGCTCAGAAGTTGGCGGTTATTCGTATGGGGAGGGAGTTACGCAGACTAGGATTAGACTCACATATTAAGCGCGTATTGGATGTACACGATGAATGTTTATATGAAGTAACTAAAGGGTACGAGGATCAGGCGGGTAAGTTAGCGGGGGAGTGTTACACATGGGCCGCAGAACAAATATTTAATTTCCATACAAAACGCCCTGACCACTTCCCTAACAGCGAACCTCCTAAGTTTAAAATAGATCTTAACGGGGGGTACAAAGTGGGAGATACATATTACGCAGTCCACTAGCATAACAAACACAGGGCTTATTCCAAAATATTCTTTGTGTTATATCTGATAGCTGGTAAACTAACTCGATTGAAGACTAACTTGGAGGGGTATGTAATGATGTATAAAGAAGGGGATGTTATTGGCACTGTCACTTTGGTGGTGGAGGCTGTGGATGCAGGGGGTATTAGTGTGGGTTGTAAGGAGTTAGTAGAGGAAGATATGTATGGTCTGCTGAATGAATGGCAGACTGAAGTGGATCTTATGGAACTCCAAGCTAAGTTGGACCCAGCCGTACGTAAACGTATGCTGTTAGAACAACGAGAGAAGATTGATAAGCAACTAGAGGAGATGGGGTAATGAGGGGCACCAAGGCTAAGGCAATACGCAGATTGGCAAAAGAGTTTGCCACTAAGAATGATTTACCACCACGGGAATACGGACACACCACCACCATGAAGAATCAGTTTATGATGACTGAGAATGGGGCAGGGTATGTGGATGTACCTAAGCACACAATATTCCTCAAAGGGGAGTGTGAGCGTAAGGTGTACAAAGTGTTAAAACAAGCTAACAAATAACAAGAGGAAGAGAGATATGAATGCTAAGACTAAAGTGGAATTTGCAGTAGAAGTGGACGGCAAGGTACTTCCAGCGGAGAATCGAGAACATGCACGAACTGCAAAACGTACTTTCGCCGCTAATGGACTTAAAGCCAAGATAATCCGTAACGAATACCAACTAATCAACACTAAAGTTGTACGATAACAGGGGAGACATAATGACTTTTTCAATGAAGCCAGCAGTAGCAGACTTAGGCCAAGGGGATAGTAGTGGCCCCTCTGAGAACGAATGGAAAGAGTGGAATGACTACCTTCACTCCCTTGTAGATGAAGAAGAGGTGGAGACCAAGAAGGGTAAGTTTGTAAAGACTAAGACCCTAGTAGGTATCTTAAACTTTATCATGGACATGGGATTCCAACCTCAACGTGATGCTGAGTATGACACTAAATGTGCCCTGCCAGAGGAAGGGGAAGAGAACTCACAGGAAGAGCTGGAGCATATCGAGAAGTGGCCTACAAATTACTTCGCATGGGTGGAAGATAAGGGTGTACGTAAGCGCAAGCAATACTCCCCACAACGTCCTGAACAGGAGTATGCATTCTTCTATGATTTCCCTGAAGTGATGGTGAATTGGGAGAAGCATCCATCAGAGCACATGCACAAGTTAGGACAGAGACCTTTACGGGTATCTTACAATGGACGGTTTGGCAAGATGGATAACTTGCATTTTAACAAGACCTTACCATTCCGTATTGATTACAAGACTAAGGCATTATCCCCTAAGAACCCAATCTATAAGATTGCGGATAAGTCTGGCGTAGCTAAGGACTTTGTATCTAGTGGGTATGATTTAGGTGTGTTGGCCGGTACAGCCTGCAAGTGGACGGTAGAGTTTGGTCGTAACGTGGTGGGTGATAAAGTATTCTACAACACCTCTCTTAAAGACCCATCTAAGATTGAAGATGTTAAGGCAGGGAGTGTTGTGGTTACTCGTGATCAGCAGATCCCAGAGTGTGATGTACCCTTTATGGGGGTTGGTCTTAACGATGAGGCTTACGATCCTGATACGTTGGAATACATTAAGAACCGTAAGGAGTTGGTTGCTGTGGTAAAGCGTGCTACAAGCTTTCAGCCTAGTCCTATCAAGTACCCGGACTTTACA